GTTGATCATGCTTTTGACGCTTTCGGTTATTTATGTTTACAACAGTTCAATTTGGCAAAACCTGAGACTTTAGGGCAGACTGGGTACAGAATTTACTAGAGAAAATGAAAAAGTCTGCTGGAACAAAGAGATGTGAGGGATATTTAGCTAAGGTAAGGGGAAAGAAGAAGTCAAAAAAGACTTCTACTAAAAAAACTAAAGGAAAGTAACCATGTCACTTACTGAAGAACAGTTAGATGCGATTGAAGCAGTGAAGGGGAAGAGAAATCCTGCTTTATGGGATCCTAGATGTCAGCAATATATGGATAATAAATCAAAACCTTCTAAGAAAAACGCTGTAAAAGTAGACAGTACAAGTTAGACTACGTTAAATAGTCTATTTCAGTTTAACTCATGGCTTTCTATCGTGGCGAAGAAGGCTCCGTAAAGTTCAAAAACGCAGCAGGAACTACGGAAGCAGTTGTTTCTACAACAGGATGGAGTCTTAGTGTTTCTAAGGACACTTTAGATTGCACTGCTCATGGAGCGACATCACGTAGTTACGTTGGTTCTTTAATTTCTGGCACTGGCTCTGTTGATTTCTTGTACACAGCAGCATCAGGTAATGAGACTGCGAATTTACTTGCTGATGTTTTAGTAACAGAAGATGCTGGAGACGCTCAATTTGAGTTGTTTTTAGATACTTCAGGTTCTAAGAAGATGAGTTTTAGTGGAATTGTTACAAGTACTGATTTTGGTACTTCTGTAGGTGATCTTCAGTCAATTTCTGTAAGTTTCCAAACAACTGGAGCAATTACTTCTGCTGCTTAAGTTGGGGCCATTTATTAAAAGGAAAGATTTGTGACGTATTCCGTTCCTGGCCCAATTCGTACCAGTATTACCAGTTCTACTAGTGTAGGTGGTTCTGATAGTCCATTTACCCGTACTCGTGCGGTGATGGACATGGTAAAGGGGTGGGAAATTATGAAGGCCGTTACAAATGGAACTGAATATTTAAGAGATAATTCAGAAGCTTTTCTTCCTCTTGAGCCACGGGAGGATTATGAAGCTTATTTATCTAGAGTCAATCGAGCAGTATTTTCACCATATACGCAGCGATTGATTAGAGCAGCGACAGGTTTGATTATGAGGAAACCTATTACTTTAATAGGCGACTCATATTGGACTGATGTATTTGCTAAGGATGTCGATGGTTGTGGATCGGATTTAGATGAATATGCGAGAAGGGTATTGATTTGTTCTTTGACGTATGGTCAGAGTCATATTTTAGTTGATTACCCTGCGCCAACAGGGGCATTAACTCTGGCAGAAGAAAGAGCGCAAAACAGAAGGCCATATTGGATAGAGATTGATCCAACTAATATTTATGGTTGGAGATTAGATCGGGAAGTTAATTATGGCAGCATGATACAGGTGAGAATTGCTGAAAAAGCAGTTGTACCTTCAGGAGATTTTGGGGAGCAGGTATTTGATCAAGTCAGAGTGATTGAGCCTGGTAAATATCGTGTTTATCGGAAGGTTTCACCTAAGAAAGATCTGATTAATTTGGAAGATAATAGTTATTCAGGTAATTTTGATGGGCCAGATAATGAAAAAGACTATGAATTAGTTGATTCTGGGGTATTTTCTTTAGGTGAGGTTCCTTTAGTCAGTGTTTATTCGGGTAAGACAGATACTTTGGCAAGCAAACCACCGTTATTAGATATTGCTTACTTGAATTTGGCACATTTCCAACGTCAAGCTGATTTAATTCATAGTTTGCATGTTGCTTCTCAACCAATGTTGGTGTTAGAGGGCTGGGATGATCAAACGAAGGATATGAGTATCAGTGTTAACTATGCGATGGCGACTCAACCTGGAAACAAGGTGTATTATGTCGAGCCAGCAAGTAGTGCATTTGAAGCACAGACGAATGAGATACAAGAATTACAGCTTCAGATGGCAACTTTAGGGATTAGTACGTTATCTCAGCAGAAATTCGTAGCGGAGTCAGCAGATGCAAGACGTTTAGACCGTGTTGATACAAATTCAATGCTTTCGATGGTTTCTCTTGAGTTAGAGCAAAAATTACAAAAAGTTTTTAATTTATCGGCTAATTATTTAGGAATTGAACCACCTGAAGTCAAAATTAGTCGTGATTTTGATATTGAGAGGCTAATCGGACAAGATATAACAGCTTTAACTTCCTTGTTTGATCAAAAAGTAATTGATAGAGAAGAATTTAGGGACATTTTGGTACAAGGTGAAGTTCTCCCTACTGCAAACGAGACTGAAGTTAGCTAATACACTAGAATAATAGTTGAGTATTAATTTCTTACTATGCCTTCCATAAAAATGGATAATGGGACAACAGCAGAGGAATTAGAAGCTGCACTTGTGGCTGAAAATTGTGCTGTTAAACCTGCACCTGTTGTTAAAGAAGAAGCTCCTGCGCCAAAAGCAAAGGCAAAAGCTTCAAAACCTGAATCTAAACTTTCTGAATAATTATGGTTGAAGAAAGAGTAATTCAGCCTGAGTCCGTGACTCCTGCTGAACAGCCTGTGGCTGAGACTCCAGCTCCACAAGCTCCTAACCTTGACAGTGTTAAGGCTGAATATGAAAGTAAAATTTCTGCTTTGGAGGCCCAAATTGCTGAAGAAGGCGAGAAATTTAAAGGCATCAAGACTAAATTAGATGATGTCTACAAAAAAGCAGATGACCAAAGGAAACAAAAGCTTGAAGACCAAGGGCAATGGAAAGACCTATGGGAAGAAGCAAACAAAACAGCACAAGAAAAAGACTTGCAAATAAACACTTTAAATGAAGAATTAAAGAGTTTAAAGTCTTCCAATGAGACTGCAAACATTAAGACTTCAGCACTTTCAGCTATCAGTAATTCTGGTGCAGTAAATGCTGAACAAATGTTATCTTTGCTTCAAGATAGACTTAAGAGAAACGATAACGGTGACGTTGTTGTATTGAATGGAGGAGTCGAACAGGATTTAAATAATTACATAGGGAACCTAAAAAATCCTGGTAGTGGATGGGAACATCACTTCAAAGCCAGCTCTGCTGCTGGTATGGGTGCTAAACCTTCTCCTACATCGAATGTCTCTCCAGGCATGACTAATCCCTGGAAAGAAGGTAATATAAACATAACAAGGCAAATGACCTTGGAAGGTTCCGATCCTGAACTTGCAGCCGTGCTGAAAAGAGAAGCAGGAGCCTCCTAGTTAGTTTCGGTGAGACTAACAACCGAGTCCGTGACTTGGATTCCGCAAATTTAATCCCCTTTATTTGAAATGGCTGCTCCGTTTCAGAATTATACTGGCGGTGTCCTTTTAGCGGACATCGTAAAAAGAAATAATTTGTCTCGCTATGTACAAGAGGCAATAAAAGAGCGCAGTTTATTCGTTAAGAGTGGAGCTGTAGTTCGTAGTGCTTTCCTTGATGCTAAGGAAGGTGGTACACGTATTCAAGTTCCTGAGTTCAATCCTGTTGCACCTACTGAAGAGGTGATGACTGGTGCGGCTGGTTGGGGAACATCAACTGCTGGTTATTTAACACCACAGAAAATTGGATCTGCAACACAAATTGCATCAATCATCCACAGAGGTTTTGCATACGCTGTAGATGATCTAGCAACTTTAGCTGCTGGAGAAGATCCAATGAACGCTATCCGCAATCAACTTGCAGATGCGATCAATAAGCTAAATAGCCAAAGATTGTTCTATCAATTACATGGTTTATTTGGTACAGCATTAACAAGTAATGCTTCTGATTTAGCTGTTGCTGCTAGTTCAGGACAAGCTGAAGCTAACTATCTAACAGGTGCAAACGTAGCTAAAGCTCGTGCCTTGTTAGGAGAGCGTGGCGATGAGTTGGACACATTAATCGTTCACCCAAATGTAGGTTTCTATCTTTATCAGGTAGGACTTTTACAATTCTCTACTTCCTCAATGGTTTCTTCTGGAGCTATTACTTGGGGTGGTGGTGGAGCTGGTGTTGATGCTAAGAGTATCGGCACATTTGCTGGCATGAATGTCATCATGGATTCTCAGGTGAACGCAGTTCAACCTGGTACTTCAGGTCATATCAAGGAGTACTACTGCTACTTGGTTAAGTCTGGAACAATTCTTGAAGGTGTTCAGCAAGAGCTACGCATTGAAGCTGATCGTAACATTCTTTCTAAGCAGGATGTTCTATCAGTTGATTACCATACTTGCTACCACGTAATGGGTACTAAGTGGGGTAATGCTGCTGACAACCCAACCAATAGTGTTCTTGGTAATAAGGACAACTGGACTGCAACTTATGATGCAGACCTAATTCCTATGGTTCAGTTAACAGTTAACACTCCTCTAGACACTTCAACACTTTGATTTATAATTAAATCGCATTAGGTTGGAAACCTTTTACCCTCACCATTTATTTGGTGGGGGTTTTTTATGACGCTACAATATAGAGGAAATGTATTTTAAGGATTGTGGCTGCAACTATCG